AAGATGAATGATCTTAGTGTATCTAGTTTTTTCCATAATCTGCAAGGAGATTGGGAATACATCAAACTAGAATCTGTCGCCGATAGTGTGTATCAAGTGTTCCGTCAGCAGTTTATCGGTATCTGGAATATCTGGAAGAGAGAACCTTGTAACATTTACTATTGCGGATCAGATACTCAAGCACTGAAGCCAGTAGAAGTTTTCGGCAGATACAAACACTTCATGCTGTTTAACTACACCGATCCAAAATCCGAGACAGGCTATCCTCATTATCTGAATGCAGACATCCGTTACTATCCTGCTGAAATGGATCGTGAAAAGTTTGAAGAAGCAGTGAACTTCATCACTGACCCTGAACTTGGTTGGCAACAGGATCAGTTTCTGTATAATCGTATGGTTTGGTCGCAGGGGCTAACGCCAGAAGAAGTGATTGATCCCACTATGGCTTATCAAGGACCGTGGCTACCAGGCGATCAATCTGCTAAAAACTTTACTGATAACTGGAACGGTTGTCGCTTAGAAGATGCGTATGTGACTCACTGGCACGGTTCTCGTAATGCTCAAGCTAAGTTGAATCTCATGCAATATATAAATGAAAAGTTAGGTATCCCTCTAAAAAAAATCCCTTCAAGGGTGATAGATGTCTCTGACATCCCGTAGACCGGAAAAACATGATGGACAATGATATAGCTAAACTTAGAAAATCAAGACGGATTGCTAGGACAGACGCTGCTATTAAACGACAACAACGGATCGCTAAAGCAGCAGGTGCTCACACCCGTCATGAAGATCAGCCTCATCGCTATCACAAGCATCATGCATTAGATTGCGGCAATCCAAAATGTATGTTGTGTAGCAATGCTCGCAAGACGCACGGCGAAAGGACCATACAAGAACGAAAATTCATCGAGGGTAACAAGGATGATGCCCAAAATAGTTGATTAATACGAATATTAGTAGTATTATATATAAGAAACAATGCGTTTGAGGCTAAATGGCATAGCAAGGGTCTCTAAAGCCCGAGATAGCAGGTTCAAATCCTGTCAGACGCGCCAAACATATTACGGGAGAGTAACTCCCATCTTAAAAAAGGAAGAAGAAAATGTCGTAAATTGAGCAAAGGAAACTCCTAATAAAGATAAATAACACTGAGGAGTTATCTATGTTTTATCTATATCTAAAGACACATACTACTACTGGCTTGAAGTATTTAGGGTTTACATCAAAAAATCCAAATACCTATTTAGGATCAGGTAAATATTGGCTGTCACATTTAGCTAAGCACGGCAAGCAAATAACTACTGAAATCCTATTTGAATCCGAAGATATGTCGCAAATCAAAGAAAAGGGTTTGTATTATTCTAATCTATGGAATGTAGTGTCTTCTAAAGAGTTTGCTAATATGGCTCCTGAAGAAGGAACCGGCGGATCAACCATGACCGGTAAGAAACATACTGCCGAAACAATACAGAAAATGCGGGAATCTAAAACCGGTAAAACCTTCAGTGAATCCCATCGTAAAAACCTTTCAGAAGCAGCTAAAGGTAAGCGGTTCAAAGAAAATAATAACTTTTATGGAAAATCTCATAGCAACGAATCCAAAGATAAAATGTCAGCTTCTCTTGTGGGCAAAATTAGAACTGAGGAGTTCAAAGAACATTTATCTAAGATGTATTTAGGTAAGCCTAAATTGCGAATAACCTGTCCGCATTGTGGTAAAGAAGGCGGATTGCCGCAAATTAAGCGGTACCACAACGATAACTGTAAGCACAAAGGAGAATAAGTATGTCATAGATTACAGAAATAGCTTGTAAAGATTTGGTATTTCATTTTAACAAAGCCCATCTTTCAGATCCGACTATCCCTATGTGGGTAATAAAGACTCGAGGGGAAACCTATTATATAGAACATGTTGAGTGCGATATGCCATGGAGCACCAAAGAAACAGGTGATAATCCACACACTAAAGGTAGTATCAAAGTCAAAGATTGCTTGTTGGTAATTGATGATAGCAACTGTGCTTGTATCTCTAAACTTACACTATTTGATAAAGTCAGACTCCGAAATCAACGGTTAGGAATAACTCGTGTCATAACAGCATGGGGTACAGAGTTAAGAAAAGCGTTAGAAAATCATAAAACCAAACACGGACCGATTAAAACAATTGGTGGCGCCTGTACAACTACATTTTACATCACTGACATCTACAATGAAGCAGACTATACCATGTTGTTGTTAGTTGTTACTGGATTGCGTAAACTCATGCCTAATGAAACTTACTATAAAACATATGATGATCCAAGGTCTGCACACACGTTAGATATAGATGAAGATATGGATGAAGAAGATGATGATGATTGATGCCCAAAATAGTTGATTAATATGATATAGCTTGTTATAATGATCATACTTATATTATAAGGAGATTATATGAGTGCAGAGCTACCCACTGTCGTTCCGGCAGTCGTTTTTAAAACCCGCGTCCGTGATGAAAGCATTGAAGGACCTAACCCCTATCGCTGGCAAGATGTAAATTCTTACGACTACTTCGCAGGCAAGCGGGTTATACTCTTCTCTCTTCCGGGAGCATTCACGCCGACTTGTTCAACATATCAACTTCCTGGCTTTGAACAGAACTACCAAACCTTCAAGGATTTAGGTATTGATGAGATTTATTGTATATCAGTCAACGACTCGTTTGTCATGAACAAGTGGGCGCAGGATCAAGATATCCAGAATGTCAAGGTTATTCCTGATGGTTCTGGGATGTTCACTTCTAAGATGAATATGCTTGTTCAAAAGGACAATCTCGGGTTCGGTGTCCGTTCTTGGCGATACGCTGTCATCGTTAATAACGGGACTATTGAGAAGTGGTTCATTGAACCGGGTATTGAGCATAACTGCGAGACTGACCCCTACGGTGAATCTTCACCTGAGAACATCTTGAAACACTTGCAGGCAGTCTGATAAATATAAGTATGTATAAGAGCGATCCAGACGCGGTCAGACCTGAAATCAGAATACCTGAAGGTAATCCTGATAAGAAGATAGCCGCTCTGGAAGCCAAAATCAATTCACTATCAGATAGGCTCTCAAGAATCCTAACAGAGAACGAGCAACTAAGACGCAACATAAAACGTAATGCTCAGGATATCCAACTGTTAACAAATGCCATCGCAAAGAAATAGATGAATCCATGTTAGACTGTTTGATATTAGGTGATAGCATCGCTGTAGGAACTCATATGTTTCATCAGGAATGCGTGACCTATTCTAAGGTCGGTATCAATAGTTGGCAATGGAACAAGATGTGGCCCGCTGCGGATCTATCTGCCGAAACGGTCATCATAAGCTTGGGGTCAAACGATCACCGATACATTCGCACTGAATCAGAACTTCGCAAAATCCGTGAAAGGGTCCATGGTAAGAAAGTATTCTGGATTCTTCCGCACGGAAATAATCCGAAGGGAGGAGTGACGATTGAGCATATTGACGAGATTGTTAGCAAGATCGCAAATGAATATCACGATCACATCATTCCCATCAAATATATACAGAAAGATAATATTCACCCTAGTTGGCGCGGATATAAAGAAATTGTAAAGGAAACAGAATGAATATTAAAATTGACGATGATGTGGCTGATAAAATCATTATTACTAGGCTTACTGAATCTGCTATCAATATCAGGGATGATCTAGCCAAGCTTCTTTCTAGCGGTGGACTTCAGCCATATCAAAAGGAAGATGTAAAAAACTACATTGAGGATATAGCGGCTCTCAACCGCGTATTAGAGTATTTCGGCGGCGAGCAGATTGATTGGACTGGATATGTTCCGATTGAAAACCGCCCTGCAGAGGTAATGTCATGAGTTGGGTAGACGAGGTTCAACGCAGCATCCCTTCGTATGCAGCCGATATTAAAACTAATCTAGAACTTGCGATGGAAAATAGTAATCTAGATGAAGTAGATGCTCATGCGTGTGCCCTAGCAGCATCATGCGCGATGAGCAACGGTGGCCTAGCAAACGAGATTGCAATGAACGGACCTTTATTTGGCAGGGACGAGAGGGATATCGCGAAGACTGCTGCCGTATCAGTAGCGATGCTTGACACATATTATTCTTTCGCTAACAGCGCGGTAGATCCATATACTCCTGCTATCACCGTCTCATACACCGGAACAGACCATACCAAGTTCGTGATGTATTCGCTCGCTGCTGCTGTTACATTAAAGAGTAACTACACTGCACTCTACGTTGACCAGCTACTATTTGAAGGTATAACTGAACAGGAAATACAGGATATCGCTAAGATAGCAGCAATCATCTCAGCGATCAATAAGATCGTTACTTGATTCCGATAATCATAAATCTATCATACCCGCTATCACGATATCTAATCTCCTTGAGATCACAAAATAGATATTGTGATAGCGGGTATTTTGCTTTTAACTGACCTAGAGAACGATTAGGATTCACGCACTTCCAGATGTCATCATCACTGACGGTGACATTGCTTGACTGAATGCACACAATCGTGCCTTCTTCTATATTCTCAAACCATTGATTGCTCTCCATATGCTCAGGGCTACAATTCACGACGACATCATACGGTGATAAATCATATTCATTAGCATCGGCTATTATGTTAGTTATGATAGGATCAGATCCTATGCGCCATGCATCGGTTATCCTGTCAGCAATCTCTTTCGTCCCAGGGTCCTTATCAATACCCAGAATGCGTTGATATCTGCTGGCATTACGTGTAAGAAGCATGAACGATAAAACGTTATACCAGCTACCTAATATCGCTATCCTAGCATCTACAGGGATATATGTTTCCAGTTCTGCACACAACCATAATTTGCTAGATACCTGTCCATGAGAGAATGAAGTATAATCCATAATTTT